CATCGTCATCAACGGAAGCAGTTTTGCCGTAACCGTCAAAGTGTCAGGTCTAACCGGTGTTGCGGTTCCCGCTGGCAAGCGCACGGTGGTCTACAACGACGGCACCGATGTGGGTGACCAGACCAACTACCTGACCAGCTTGGTGCTCGGCACGGCCTTACCGGTTGCCTCGGGTGGAACTGGAGTTACGTCTTCCACGGGTACTGGCTCGGCGGTGCTGAGTACATCACCAACACTGGTGACGCCCGTGCTCGGCACACCAACGTCTGCGACCCTAACCAATGCCACCGGCCTTCCGCTTTCAACGGGCGTCACCGGAACGCTCTCCGTGGCTAATGGCGGGACAGGGCAAACAAGCTTCACCGATGGTCAGTTGCTAATTGGGAATACGACCGGCAACACCTTGGCAAAAGCAACGCTGACTGCCGGAGCCAACATTACCATCACCAATGGTGCGGGCGCCATAACAATTGCATCCTCTGGGGGCGCGGCGGGGGTCACCAGCGTCACCGGAACCTCCCCAATCGTGTCCAGTGGTGGCACCACCCCTGCGATTAGTTTGACCACTGTTCCAGTTAATCTTGGCGGCACGGGCCTGACTTCCTACACCCTCAATGGCATTCTTTATGCGTCTGGCACGGGCACGATTGCAAACAGTTCGGGTCTGACTTTTGGCAGTGGAAGTTTGGGCCTTGGAGTGGCGTCTCCGTTTTACAAGCTTGATGTCGAAACAACGTCTGGCGGCGTCACCCCGTTCATTGCAAGTTTTACAAACACCAGCACCTCCACCACCCAAGCCAACTTAATAAGAATCACCCAAAACGCATCCGGCGCTGCTGTCGGCGTTTTGGGGACTGGGGGCTCGGCGTATTCAACCGCAGCTTTTGCGGGTAATTTTGCAATTGGGACGCTAGGGTCCAACCCACTGGTTCTTATTACCGGCAGCGCTGAGCGAGTTCGAGTGGATACATCTGGCAATATGATCCAGCAAGTCAACACTACCGCAGCCACACTGACGGCAAACTCAACGCTGACCTTCAGCATTGTGGACAACTCCACCCTGCGCATTTCTGTTCGGGGTTCGGATGGGACAACGCGCACTGCAACTGTTGCATTGACCTAATGCCATGTTGGCGGAACTTGCCGCTGCGAACGCGGCCTTTGCAGTAATAAAAGGCGCTCTAGCTAACGGCAAGGAGCTGTCTGCGCTCGGCTCGCGGGTGTTCGACTACTTCGACAACAAAGCCAAGATTCAGGAATCTGCCACCAAAAAGGGGAGCGGCAGCGACATAGAAGAGTTCATGGCGCTGGAGCAACTGAACGCACAAGAAGTTGAGTTGCGTGAGCGCATGGTCTACGCTGGCAGACCGGGCATGTGGGGTGATTGGCAAAAGTTCCAAGCAGCCGCTGCCCGTAGGCGCAGGGAGGCCAAGGAAGCTGAGATCAAGGCCATCCGCGCCCGCAAAGCCCGGATGGAGCAAATGATCGAGTACGTGGTGCTTGGGGTGGCCTCGGTCATTCTCTCTGCGCTGATTGTTTACGGGGTCTACATCTACATGATGTACATTAAAAAATGAGTGACGATAAGCTAAACGCCAACTCAACCCTAGACAAAGTGCTCGGGTATGTGGACTCGCCGTTTAAACTATTTGCCATCCTCATCATGGGTGTGGTGGCGTTTTCGGGCTATTTCCTGTGGCAGAACCAAGCCTTCATGATGGACGCCTACAAGGAGTCTAAGAAGCTGCCAGAGATCAACACCAACCGGGCTGACGAAGCAAGCGCCATGCTATTTAAAAAGACCGGGGCCAACGTGGTCGCCGTCTTTAAGGTCAACCCGTTATTCAACTCTCGGGTGCTGTACAAGGCATATACAAAAGACGGTAGGGACAAGACAATTGAGGACATTGACGTAGGTCTGTTCAGCCAGAACTCAGCCAACAATTCGGATGTGGTCAAGCTGATGACCAACGAGATTCCTTGCGGCGAGTACCGCTACGCTCAGTCTGAGGTGGGCCTGTGGTACATCGAAAAGGGCGTGACGTTCACCTGCCGGGTCAGCGTGCCGCCAGACAGCCATCGTTTTGTTGGTCAGATCACAGTCGGGTGGGCGGAGCAGCCGCAAGACATCCAACAAGTAAAATTCATGCTGGAGATTGCCGGCGCTATGCTAACCAAAAGGGGAAATTGATATGGATTGGCTCAAACAGATCGCACCGACTATTGCCACAGCAATGGGTGGCCCACTGGCAGGCATGGCTGTGTCGGCCATATCCAAGGCCATTGGGGTTGACCCTGACAAGGTGGGAGACATGATCTCCAACAACAAGCTGTCAGCAGAGCAGATCGCACAGGTTAAGATTGCTGAGATTGAACTGCAAAAGCAGGCACAGGAACTGGGCCTGAACTTTGAGAAACTGGAAGTGGAAGACCGCAAGTCAGCACGGGAGATGCAGGCCACAACTCGCAGTTTGATGCCACCCATCTTGGCAGGCGCAGTTACCATTGGCTTCTTTGGCATCATGGTGATGATGTTCTTCAACCAGATTGACAGCAGCAACCCGGCCATCTTGATGATGCTGGGCAGTTTGGGTACGGCGTGGACTGGCATCATTGCCTACTACTTCGGCTCGTCTGCTGGATCACAAGCCAAGACCGACATTCTTTCAAGGGCAGCAAAATGACTGAAGACCACCTCAAGGAAATGCACATTGACCCGGCTTGGCTAGAACCGTTGATGGCGGCATTCCAGCGTTTTGACATCAGCACCCCTGAGCGCCAAGCGGCGTTCATCGGCCAGTGCTCCCACGAGTCTGGCGGGTTCAAAACTCTGCAAGAGAACCTGAACTACAGCGCCAAGGGTTTGCACGCCACATGGCCGAGCCGTTTTGCCTCTGAGGAGGCGGCGCAGCCGTTTCACCGCAATCCCGAGAAGATCGCTAACAAGGTGTATTCTGGCCGGATGGGCAACACCGATGAGGGCGATGGCTGGAAGTACCGTGGCCGTGGCCTGATCCAATTGACGGGCAAGGACAACTACCGGCTTGCTTCTGACGCATTGGGGGTGGACTTTGTGGCAGACCCAGACTTGGTTCTGACTCGGCCATACGCCGCGCTAACGGCTGCGTGGTATTGGAACAAGCGCGGTTTAAACAAGGAAGCTGACGCCAAGGACTTCACAGGGATGACAAAAAAGATCAATGGTGGGACAATAGGGCTCTCAGATAGGGTTGCGCATATCAACACCGCCCTCAACGTCTTAACCGCGTAAGGACCCTATGCCGTTAAAAAAGCTTACCTTAAAAGCTGGGGTGAACCGGGAAAACACCCGGTACACCAACGAAAACGGCTGGTACGAATCCGACAAGGTTCGGTTCCGCCAAGGCACGCCAGAAAAGATCGGCGGCTGGACTCGGCTTTCCGCAAACTTTTTTCTTGGGGTTTGCCGGTCGCTATGGAACTGGATAACGCTGGGCGGCTCAAACTTGCTTGGTGTGGGTACAAACCTGAAGTTCTATATTGAACAGGGTGGCTCCTACAACGACATCACGCCACTTCGCGCCTCCGGGGTCATCAATACCGATCCGTTCGCAGGCAACGGGACAACAACGGTCACGGTAACGGATACCGCTCACGGCGGAGCTACGGGCGACTTTGTTGTCTTTAGCGGCGCAACGGGCACATACGCTGCCACATTTAACGCTGAGTTTCAGATCACGGTACTGTCGGTTGATACGTACACCATCCTAACCACGGTAGCAATTGCTGCGGGGTCGTACGGCGGTTCGGCGGTTAATGCCGCGTACCAAATTGGCATAGGCGCTGCCGATAGCAGCCCCATTATTGGGTGGGGCGCGGGGGGTTGGGGGCTTGGCCCGTGGGGTACCGGCACAGCATCGACTACGCCCATTCGTTTGTGGCAGCAACAGAATTTTGGCGAGAACTTGGTGTTTGGCTACCGGGGCGGACCGCTCTATTACTGGGATAACCTCACTGGGCTAGGGGCTCGAGGGGTGTTAGTGTCCAGTCTGGCGGGCGCAACTGACGTTCCCATTGTGCAGAACTACCTGCTGGTGTCAGATGCGTCGCGGTTTGTATTCTGTTTTGGGGCAAACGATTACGGCTCCGCAACTCAAAACCCCATGTTGCTGCGCTGGTCTGACCAAGAGTCTGTAACTGACTGGACGCCAGCGGCCACCAATCAGGCGGGTAGTTTGCTTTTGTCGCACGGCTCCAAAATCGTCACAGCCTTGCAGACCCGGCAGGAAATTTTGGTTTACACGGATTCGTCCCTGTACTCCTTGCAGTACCTCGGCGCTCCTGCTGTTTGGGGCTCTCAGTTATTGGGCGACAACATTTCGATTGTTGGCCCCAACGCCGCC